ATCACCGGATTTGACTACCCCTTAATCCCCGCCGAATCAACGACTTATCGAACGGCTAGTACGGATCCACGGATCACCCCGGACTCTAAAAAAGAGGACGGGGTAAAGCTGTTGTGTCTAGACTAACCGCACTAACCGTAATCCCTTTAACAAATATTTAGAAAAATCAATGACTTACGAGAAGGAAAGGGTTAGTCACTTGAAGCTAGGCGTTTACTAGGCGTTGTTGGGGTTGACCACAAAGCCCTGTCGCGTAGAATTGGATGCCAGGCTGTGACAGGCCAAACGTTTGGGAAGGGTAAAGTGAACAGCGTTTCTTCCAGAGGCGGCCTTCCCCGCCAACTGTCACCTGGTAGAAGCGCTGTTCTTTTTGCGAGGTAAGCATGGAAACGATCACGAACCTATCGGTTGACAGCATTCAGCCGCATCCCCAAAACCCCCGGATGACAATGCGCGATGACGTTGTGCAAAGCATCGTCGCCAACTTGTCCGAAGGATTCGACCCGGCTCATGCGCTTATTGTCCGCGAAGTTGAAGGCGGGCATTTCCAGATTATAAGCGGGCATCACCGTCACGCTGCAGCCAAGCAGGCTGGGCTTTCCGAGGTGCCGTGCTGGGTCAGGAACATGGGGGACGATGAAGCCTACATGGCGCTGGTCACCAGTAACAGCCAAGGCGAATTGTCCCCGCTTGAGATTGGGATGCACGCCCTACACTGCGTCGGCCTTTCGTCCGGCGGCCGTGGACAGACCGGCGGGTTGTCTGCCTACGCGGAACGGGTGGGGAAAGATCAGGGAAACATTAGCCGCCTAGTTTCTTCCGCCCGTGTCACGGAAAAGGTATGTAATGAAACATACCTTTTGATGGATAAAACCGCCCACCTATCCCACGTCCACGCCCTGCCGGAATCCGCCTGGCAACCGATGGTGGACTGGATCATCGACAATAGCGCAACCGTGGCGCAGACGAAGGATCGGGTTAAAGCGGTCAAGGATGTGCTGGGGAAGGTGCCGGATTGGTGGGATGCCGACCCAGCCAAGCTAACATCCCTGGCGCTGACAAACCCAAAAGAGGCCAATCGCCGTGCCGCTGTATTTGAAGAAATGAGCAAGCTGGCGGCATCAACCAAGGTGGTGACGGTTTACGACCACCCCGCAACCGAAGAGGTGACGACTAGGGACGGTCGCGACTACTACATTGCCAAGCCGGTGGCCCGCGAGTACGACCAGACCGAGGACTTTAAGCAACAGGTCATGGCGATGCCGACCATCCCTTCGCCTGAATCAGTCCGGTCTATCCATCGACGGATCATGGAGGCAACGCAGCAGAGTACTGACCAGTCCGAGCGACTTATCCCCGTTCTCACCGAGGAAGAACAGGCGGAACAGGCAAAGCGTGATGCCGAGGCGAAGAAAGCGGCCAAGCGTGAAGCCGTTGCATCGAAGGTGGTCAAAGGCGATTGCGTGCAGGCGCTGGAGCAATGGAACGCCGGGCCGATCAAGCTCCTGTTATCTGACCCGCCGTATGGGATGGACTTTCAGTCTAACCGCCGGGTTGTGTCCGCGCAGTCTGACAAGATCAATTCAGACGGCGACTACAAAGCGGCCATGGATCTTACAGCGGCCATGCTAGAAGCGGCCATCCCAAACATGGCTGACGATGCCCACGTCATTCTGTTCTGCAACGATGAGGGGCTTTTCCACCTGCGTGGCGTCATCGAATCAGCCGGCCTGACTTTTAAGCGCGTTCTGGTATGGGTAAAGCCCAACCATGGCAGCGGAGACCTAGGCGCATTTGCCCCGCGCAAAGAGTTGGCCGTTCACGCAACGCTGGGCAACCCCAAAATATCGCCCCGCAAGGATGACACTTTCGTCCAGGCAGCGGTCGAGAAAGAAACCGACCACCCGACAGAAAAGCCAGTGACGCTTTTGCAGGAGTGGATAGAATGCACAACGCAGCAGGGTGATATTGTCGCAGACCCATTCGCTGGAACAGGGGCGACGGTTGTGGCCGCGTCAAAACTGGGGCGCGAACCATGGGGCGCAGAAATGGACGACAGCTACCACCAGACTGCCGTGTCGCGATTGATTGATTCGGAGGGGTTGTAAAATGCCTTATTCAGAAAGCCGCGCATGGTCTGATCGCTTCATCGACCCCATTAAACGGATCGTTGGCCCGCTGATGCTGGAAGAATCGTCTATGGAAATTGACACCCAGCAGGTCACTGACCTGATGGTGATGACCGCAAAGGATATTCGCATTGCCGCCAGGGTCAGGGACTATCGCTACATGGATCGTTATCCGTATGACTTCACCATTCGGTCGAAAGGCGCCATCTACAAAACCGAGCTACAAAAGATTGTGGACGGATGGGGCGATTGGATGTTCTATGGGTTCTCGAACGAAGCGCGCGACGATATTGCCAGATGGTATGTGATCAGCTTCCGCGCTTTCCGGGCCAACCTTATCAGAAGGCGTTCCAGCATCCGCTACATGGAAAAGCCAAACATGGACGGGCAGACTGGTCTGACAGCGTTTGACATACGCACCTTCACGCCCGACATTCTGGTACAGTCAAGTCACGAAGTCCCGTTTCATTGAAGCGGGCTTTGTGCGAACAGGAGGCTATGACATGCACCACCTAGAGATTGAAGAACAGGATCGGCGCGAGGCGGCCGCTAAGCGGAACGCGGTCAAACTTGGCTCCGCCGTGGACGAAACGGCCGTTGACTGGTCTCAGGCGCCGGAGTGGGCGAATTACTGGGCGATGGACGGAGACGGGGATGCTTATTGGTATTTATCGCATCCCGATATTGGCTCTCAGCTTTGGTTGTCTGCTGATGGGGACTTTGGCTTAGGTGGAGTCAAACCCGCCCCTGACTTCGGCGGCGCCGCCATCGACTGGCAGGATTCGCTGGTCGCTCGGCCGGCAGCTATCAAGGATTGCTTTACAGCAGCCGACACCGTTAACCACCCCGCGCACTACACCCAGGGCGGCATTGAATGCATCGAGGTGTTGGAGCAGCTCGCCGCCGATGGGCATGACTTCCGCATCCTGAACGCCATCAAGTATCTTTGGCGTTACCGGCACAAGGGCGGCGACGAGTCGTTGCGCAAAGCCCGCTGGTACATTGAGCGGGTGTTGGGGGAGTCATGACCGGCCGCCGCGTGCCCGTTGAGGCGAACAAGCGCGGCACCGATCTGCCGCAGGCCCGGCTTGACGAGGCCGCGGTCGTGGAACTGCGGCGCCGGCACCAGGCCGGTGAGTCCGTGCTGGCGTTGCAGCGGCTGACGGGGCTATCGTATGGGGCGGTTTGGAAAGCCGTGAACTATGAAACTTGGAGGCATGTATGATTAAAGCATTGAGCATCCCCGCGCTTGTCGGCCTGGCGATTGGCGGCCTTGCGGCAACGGGCGGGTCACCGTTATGGCTTTCGGTTCTGTTAGGGTTGGCGCCATTGGTTGTTTACTGGAGCGGCGAGGCGGTCATGGGGATGTTTGATGACTGACGAAATAGACATCGCCAACGAGCGCGCCGAAGAATTGCGGCAGGCCGCGCTGAATGCACCGCGTCCGGCAATGGCGCCGGGACAGCCTGGTGAGTGTGACGAATGCGGAGAGCATCGCGCTAGGCTGGTAGGCGGGTTGTGTGCGCCTTGCAGGGAGGAACTAGGCTATGCGTAAAACCACCCCATGGTACAAACGAGCAATGGGCGCCATGGCGCAGGGCGTTTACTTGGCAGGGGCAGTGGCATTGTTGTTCTGGCCGCCGGTGGGCACCGCGTTGGGTGCGTACCTGTTGCTGGTACACTGGAAGGCATACGGCGACCAGCACGCGAAAGCGCTGGTGCGCTTCATGCGTTGTTTTGGAGATAGGTGATGGATTTTCCCGCGTATAAACAGGCACCGGTCGACGCCTTGGTGCCATACGCTAGGAACAGCCGCACCCATAGCGACGCGCAGATCGACAAGATCGCCGCGAGCATTCGGGAGTTCGGATTCTTGAACCCGGTCATTACCGATGGCGACAACGGGATTGTTGCCGGGCACGGGCGCATCATGGCCGCGCAGAAGCTAGGCATGGACGAGGTGCCGGTGGTTGAGGCCGCGCACTTGACCGAGTCGCAGAAGCGGGCCTATGTCATCGCGGACAACCGGCTGGCGCTGGACGCCGGCTGGGACGACGAGATGCTGCGGGTGGAGTTTGCCGAGCTGGAAGAGGCCGGGTTTGATCTGGAGCTGACCGGATTTGATGCCGAAGAGATTGACGCATTGCAGCCGGATCCTGAACCCGGCGAAGGATTGACCGACGAGGACGCGGTGCCTGATGAGCCCGAGCAGCCCGTGACGGTTGAGGGTGATGTATGGACGCTGGGCAATCATCGGCTAATGTGTGGTGATAGCACCAGCGTTGATGCGGTGGAGCGGCTGATGGATGGGCAGAAAGCGGATATGGTTTTTACTGATCCGCCTTACAATATCGACTATCAGGGCGTTACAGATAAACGCGATAAGATTAAAAACGACAAGATGGCCGACGAAGATTTTGTTCAGTTTCTTCGCGACAGTTTAATGGGTTGCGAGACGATGTATGTGTGCTGCTCATGGCAGCACGCCGGATTGTTTAAGCAAGCCATGACTGACTTGGCTCGCGATCCAAAAGCAATGATAGTCTGGAACAAAGTCAACCCAGCACAGCATTTGGATAAGTATTTCAAGCAGCACGAGATAATTTTTTATTACGGGGATTTTGGCGGCCATAAAACATTGCGCGGCGACGTTTGGGAATTGAAGCGTCAGAAAAACACCGTTCATCCAACCATGAAGCCTGTTGAGTTGATTGACATGGCTATTGTCGATCAGCCCGAAAAGAATCTAGTATATGATGCCTTTGGCGGCTCAGGCAGCACCTTGATTTCTTGCGAAAAAAACCACCGCCACGCACGCTTAATGGAACTAGACCCTAAATACTGCGACGTCATCATAAAACGCTGGCAGGACTTCACCGGCCAGCAGGCCGTGCATGAGGAAACGGGCAAGACGTTCGCAGAGATGGAGGCCGACCGTGTTTAAGCGATGGGCCGTGCTTTATCTGCATGACGGAGCGCCAGTTGACGGTGCGCTATTCATCCACAAGGCTAAAGCGATTGAGCTTAAAGCAAGTATGAAAAGCCCAGAAAAATATCAAGTTGCACAGGTGGAGGTGTACAATGCCACGCCATCCGCATGACCCAACACCGCAAAGCCGCGCCGAGGTGTCGGCGCTCAAGTCGTTCGGCGTGCCGCAGGAGCAGATCGCTACCTATATCGGCATCGACGCCAAAACGCTGCGCAAGCATTACAGCAATGAACTGGCCACGGCGCAGACCAAAGCTGACGCAACCGTGGCGCGGTTCCTGTACAACGCGGCCAGCGGGAAGGCGGTCGACCATGGCGCCAGTTATTCCGATTGCGTGCGTGCCGCTATGTTTTGGGCCAAGACCCGTATGCAGTGGCGAGAAACGAACCACCACGATGTAACCAGCAGCGACGGTAGCATGAGTCCGACCAAAATTGAGATCACTGGACCCGATGACGAAAGCGCGGGTTGAACTGCCGCCTAAATTGCTGCCGGTATTCACGCCACCCCGTGGCGCTGTCCGGTATCGCGGCGCCTACGGGGGCCGTGGTTCTGGCAAGTCGTTTTCGTTCGCGCTGATGGCCGCCGTGTGGGGTTACGCTGAACCGCTGCGCATACTGGCCACCCGTGAACTCCAGGTCAGCATTAAAGAGTCCATGTACGCCGAAATTCGCGGCGCTATTCGGTCGCGCGATTGGCTGGCCCAACACTATGAGATTGGCGAGTCCTACATCCGCGGGCGAAATGGCACCGAGTTCCTGTTTCGTGGTTTGCGACATAACATGACGGCCATTAAATCTATGGCCAGCATCGACCTGGTTGTCGTTGAGGAAGCCGAGGACGTGCCGGAGCATTCCTGGCTTGATCTTTTGCCAACCGTTCGCGCTGAACGCTCCGAAGTTTGGGTCATTTGGAACCCTAGGACGGAC